AACCGCTTCTGTCAAATTTTACAGGGAATTTTATCATGTCCATAAAATTACCCCTCCAGTGCTTCTATGCGAGCTTCTAGGCTTGCAATGGTCGATAACAGATTGTCAACAACGGTCTTGGACGCGAAAACATCAGCTTTTATTTTTGAAGAACCAAAAACAATCAAATCTGTAAAAAACTCATCCGTAAAAGTGCACATGACCACGTCGTTTTTTGCAAGCTTGTTGAGAGTGGTTGACCCGAGTGGCAAAGTTGGACCAAAAGTTGCTCCGAGAGCTCTAATATTAACTGTCACCTGGCCTGATGCGTCAACATACTCAACACTGCCTTTATAGAACTTCCCAGGCTTAAGCGGGTGCGATGAGCCTTTTTCTCTGTTTACGATATCTGGGGAACCCATATTAAACCTTGTTTCTTTGAGTTTGACAAGTAAAGTTTACATTAAAGCACATAAATGATTGAATCTTTTTAATTTTCAAATTAATCATGTCAAACCGGCCGTATTGGGATAGACGCCACCCTTGTAAAAGTCAATCTGAGGAAATCTGACTCGCAGTATTTCTACCTGTTGCCTGTGAATAAAATTTGCATATTTTGACGCATTTGCAGGGCTGTCAAGTTTTGCTAAAAATAATCCATCGGAAAGATATTTTGCAATTGCTTCTTCTTCTGTCAGTTCAACAGCAAAACCACCAACGGTCCATATTGGTGTTATCAATACAGCTGTGTTTCCGGGCTTAAAGCCATTGTAGTTAATTGTTAAATCTGCTTTTTGGAATATCGTAATTGAAAATGTAGTTTTTGGTTCGCCGTTGACAGTGAGTACTGGTCGTGAGTAAAGGGGAATATTGCCTACTGAGACTAAGCCGCTTTTCATTCGGGGGTATACAGAAGAAAAGTTATACTCAGTTGCCTCCGTTGGAAGGGGGAAATAGGCTCCGTTCGGGGGGTATGGTACGGCATTTGCGCCAACCCGTGTTGGAACTGGCCTTTCAGCGTCTGTTTGTAGAAACCTCACTCCAACCGGTAGTTCTTTTTCTTCTTTTGGTTCAAGTGTGGGTTTTCTAAAACTAACAGTTACTGGGTCTGGAGTCCTGTCTGAAAAGCTCACAGAATCAATAAGGTAATACCCGTTAAGGCTTGGTATATTTCCTACATACGCAGTCATCCCTGGCCTTATTTGTGTGCCATTCTGTCTATCAACTGTTATTGAACCATCACCATACCTGGGGTCGTTTGTTGAAACATTTATGGTTGGGTATGACATTGCAAAGAAATACCCAGGTGTGCCTTTCCCTACAGCCGGGTATTGGAGAGGTATGTATTTTGTTCTTTTAGTTTTGAATTTTTTTTCTTTTTTGTTCCAAATCCGGACGGTGTCTCCGCTATCGATTCCCCATTTATGAAGAAGATATTTTTCTGAAGCAAAAACCAAAAATCCGTCAACTTCATAAATTACAAATTTCGAATCTTGGGCGAGTCTCTCCAAAACGTCCCATAATGAATCAGCTTGTTTGTCTCCGGTTGCTTTTGTAACTGTTTGTTTTTTTGAAGTTTCTTGGCCAAAATATTTAAGTCCATATTTTCTGGCTGCGTTTTTCACAAAAGCGCTTCCGGTTCCTTTTACGGTTCCTGGATTTCTATCTCGCTTCATTTGCTGTATTGCTTTTGAATAACACTTAACCTGCCAGGTTGGGCTGCCACCAGGGCCCTGAGCGAATGTTAACGAAGCTATCTCAAATAGTTGTTTCTGTTTGATTAAATTTGTGCCGGAATTGTTTATGTCGCTTATTTCGTTTAGGGTTGTTGTTTCATAAACTACATCCCTGCCAATTTGAAAATAATTATTTTCTGAAAACTCGAGAACTCTCGGATATGTTTTTTCTGCTTCTGCTATTTGAGAATAATCTGTAGTCATAGTTTCTAAAACCTCAAAACTAAGCTGAGAAGACTGATTCATCGTGTATTCAACGCTGACAGATATTATTGAATGGTCGATGCTTGTCATTATTCCATCCGATAATGAGCCAATTGAAATTCTTCCAGCAGTGTTTGGCAAATTACCTGAATATGCACCAATATCTGGACTTAAGTATTGAAAAGTTGTCATATATCAAACCGTATTTTGCGTATTGAAAGGTTTGCCGTAATTTTTCACCCTCCCGAGGAATGAGTCTCGCTGACCAAATTCCGGCGGCACAAGAGTTGGCGGAGGAGGGATTATTTGTCCTGGAACAAGTTTTGGTAGTGAGATTATATTAATGTATTCAATTGGTACTTCTTGAAGAGTTATGTCGCATGTCGCCCTGTTTATTGAACCTGTTGCCGTTCTGATTAAGGAAGATATTGTTAATTCACTAATTACAAACTGAACACCTGCACCGGTTGACATAGAAAATGGATTTGAATTTATCAAAAGGTCATCAAACCCATAGAGTATTACCGGATAAGGCCTGGCAGCCATGTTTCTAAGATTTTCTAACTTTTCATCAATTGAGAAAGTTATTCCATCATCTGCGGTTTCTCCAAAGGCGCCAGTTCTGTAAGTGTTATCTGGGATGACCAAAAACTGAAATGACACTTTCATTAATTTATAGTTTTTCCAATCAACCAAAGGGATTCTTCCGACTCTTTCTATTTCGGTCCATTCGGAACCAAGGTTCTGATAATTAACTTGATTTGGTTTTGGGAGGAAATAATGTCTGGATGTTGTTTGTAGTTGGCTGTCACCAGATTTGTAGTACTGAACCATTTGCGGCCCACCACCTTCTGGTTCACCAGGTGCGACAAAACCAAAATTTCCCCTCACTCGTACTGTTGCTTTTATTGCGGCTTTTGGACTTGACGACTGTTCTGATTGGCTGCCATTTTGATTTACACCAGCACCACCACTACCTGCATTCCCACTGCCCGCACTACCTGATTCGCCTGGTGAGGCAGCTGCTTGAACTGGTGATTCAATAATGGCAATCGCCTGCGCCCTGGTGTTTCCCTGAACTATTAGTGCAAGTATTTTACCCTCGGTCAATGAGTCTTTAGTTTTATTTCCCACTGCAGCTACCAGGTATGAAACATTTGATGGTATTACAAAAAACTTTTGAAACAATGGGTGATACCAAAAAGTTTGGCCAGAATCTTCAGTCGCATTAGTTCCCGAAACTTTTACCCACACCTGGACATTTGCCCCACCATAAGGGTTTTCGCCTTTTGCACTTGTGGTTTGAGAAGTTTTTTTCAAATCCTCCCACAGAACGTATTCTGGAGCTGCTCTATATAGTCCGAAACCCGATACACCTGACCCCGTAAATAATCTAGATGTTCCGGGGGTGGCAAAACTGTAGTTAGGCTTGCTTTGTGCGTTGGGTTTACCCAATGTAGACACGTCAACACCGTTTGGGTCGCTGCTATTTGGGGATACTGAACGACCAGCATATGTCTGCAACGTGTATTCATCATCTGTTGAATATTCCCTGTATTGTTTTGTGAATTGAGGGAATGGATTCCAATATTCTTGATAATCCGCTTGTGGAACCCACCCTGCTCCTGTTGGCTCGTTTTCTTTTGCAACCTTGGAATCGATTACCTTAAATTTTCGATAAATTGGAAAGCCCTTGTACAAACTAGCTACATCTAACTTACTTAGCCTCCTTACCTCTTTGTAATGAAAGGACCCGTTGACCAGCATTATCTGCGCTCCCTGATATTTCTTTCACGTGCATCAATCTTTTGAATCACTGCTGCAGCGATTGCTTCTGGTGATTGTCCAGGAGCGCCATTGACGGTAATGTTGTTGGTAACACTTGAGCCGCTTTGACTTGGCATTGATTGGGACATCTTTCCAAATGACGGAACAGTAGTGTCACCCATTGCTCCAGGACCTGGTACAACATGAAGATGCCTGTTCGCATTTCTTCCGTGGAACTCAGCAAATCCACCGTTTGCATGAACAAGCTTTGAGTACGCTCCAAGATTCTGTCCAGTTAAGTCATAGGCCCTTCCTGTAACGTGGTCTGAGCTTGGAGAACCAAGACCAGTGGTTCTGAAAGCGGAAGTAATTGTTCTTGACCCCGTAAGCTGACTGTTCATTGCAGCGTGACGACTCATGGTTTGGGCAAGGCGTGATGATGTTGTATCCCCAACCCCTTTTCCTCTTGGAGACGATGTATCCCCACCACCCATGATTGCGCTCATTGCCTCTTTTGACCACCACTCTGGTTTTTCTGAATCAGGCCCAAAAAATTTAGCTGTATTTTCGACATACTGCTGAACTGCATCTTGGAAGTTTTTGCTTGCACCTTCTAGTGTTGCGGCAGCATCTACCTGGTCTGGAATTTTTTCTAAAGCACTTAGTGGTATACCTAGCTCGGTCAAGAGAGCCTCGGAACCTTTCATTTTTGCTGCTCGTGTCGCTGCGTCGGTGCCTGGAAGACTCATGGTTGTTTCATAGGCTGATATCTTTGCCATAAAGGCTTCTTGCTTTTCTGGGCTTAGTCCCTTGAGTTTTTGTTTTATTAATTCAGGGTCGACCATTCTGTCGCCTTGATTAATAACTCCACCAACCTGGGTTGCTGCCTCTCCAAGCATTGCATCCTCTGACTGTTTCATGTATTTCTGGAAGACTGGGTTATTCAAGAACAAAGCGGACATTCCTTCAAGCGCACCGCCGGTCTGGAATTGCGTGCCTTTTTCAGAGCCAATCGACCTGCGAAGTTCGTAGAATGCTTTTACTGGGTCTCCACCGTATGCAGCAGCGAGGTCTGCTGGGAGAGTCTTCATGTACTCAAGAAGACTCTTGTCGCTTAGGCTTCCAGCATCAAATTGGTCTTTAAGGGTTCTTGACTTAGAGTCAATTGCAAATGTTGCATCTACTTGTTTTATTGCTTCATCAAATAGGCTTGTTGAATCAAGTAGGGCATTTGTTTGTGCTGCCTTCATTTCATCTGCTGAACGAAGCATGTTTATTTTCAGCTTGGTTACAAGGTCGTCAAATTTAACAGTTGCGTCATACAGGTTTACACCAAGGCTTTTAGCTAGAGCTTCTAGTTCCGGCTTTGTTTTTCCGCTCATCTTTGACAGAGTGTCAAGACGAGTTTTATTGACATCGTCCATCATCTTGAAAGCTTCACCGCGTTCTTCTATTTGTTTAACAAATTCTTGAACTGAATTCTGTGGGTCTTTAAGAGCTTTTTTCAGTTCATCTTCTGTCATCTTCATGCCATACTTAGCCTGATTGTCAAACAGGTCTTGCAAGAAATCTTCATTTCTTCCGGTTCTTGCTGTTTTAACATCCATTCCTATGGCGCCTTTTAGTAGGCCCATTCCTGGAATTTTGTTTATAGCACCAGCACCAGGTATTTTACCAAGAAGAGAGCCGAGGTCCATTATGTCTGGGACTATCGCACTCATGACGCGTACGCCGGTTCTGATTCCAGCGAGTCCTTGGCCTACTCCTGGTATTGCATAAAGCCCTGCAGTCGTTAGGTTTGAGTTTAAAACATCTTGAGCGTATTCTCCCTTGCGAGTACGGTTTGCGTCTTTTGCTTTTTCTGAAAGTGGTGCCATTTTTGAAATAAAATCAGCACCAATTCCTTCAAGCGAACCACGACGGCCTGTTGTTATTCCGCCCCTATTTGCCGCATTTAGATTGTCCTCAAATTCAATTGAGCGTTCTGTCATTATTCCTGTAAGAACGCTTCCAACAGAACTCTTGATTGCAGCGCGTGCTTCTTTGGCTCTTTGACGAACCTCGTTAACACCACCCATTATTCCGCCAGCAAGAAGACCAATTCCTGCGCCTACAGCAATTCCCATCGGACCAAAGAATGCACCAATTGCCGCACCGCCTGCTGCGCCCGCTAGCGCCCCCTTCCCAGCACCTTGAGCCTTCATTGCTCCGCCTATTCCGGCAATACCAATTCCGGCCAATGGGTTAAACGCACCAACAGCGCCGCCAAGAGCCATTGCTCCACGCATTTCTTCTGGTGCATACTGACTTGCCATACCAAGAGCCATTGCGGTTCCCATTTTTGCAGTCATGCTGTTGTTGATGCCTTTTTGACCAGTTTGTTCGTTGCCAAAAAGTCTTCCACCATACTGTGAGCTGCTTCGAATATATCTTTGTTTCGCTGCAAAATCCCTGTATCTTCCACTAGCTTGCCCGAATCTGCCTTTTCCACCCTTTTTCGCATCATCATAAGCAGTGCCAGGAACAAATGGATTCATTGTCCCAAGCGGTCCAGATGCTGGCATCATGCCAATTCCTGGATACGCCGTCGCAGTTGGGCCACCGTATGCTGCCGCGGTCCTTGTGAGTGAAGACGCAATCAAAGAATTTTGTTGCTGAACATATTGGCTTGCAGAAAGTCCACCACGCGCAGCCGAACTCATACCCAGTGCTTGCGAGTATGTCATTTTTGTGCTCGCAGTAAGAGCTGCAGCGGTGGGACCAACAGCTTGCGGGAATGTCATTTTTCTGCCAGAAGAAAAACCTGGCGCTCCAGGTGCGGTGGCAGCGCCAGGTGCTCTTGGTCCACCAGGACCAGGACCCGCGCCGTTTACGTACAAATTAGTTGCATTGACGTTCATGTTCTGAAGGCCCATGCTTCCAGCGGTCATGAATCCACCTTTTGTTGCAGACATTTTTCGTCCACCAAGGAACATGGTCAGAATTGGAAGGAGACTCAAGAAAGAGCCTTTACCGCTGAACATCGTCATAAATCCAGCGGCCTGCTTAAACATCATCGTTAGACCGCTAATCACATCATTTATTATTGGTAAAATATCAAAGAATGCTCGTTTTAGACCCTGTGAAAAATCTGAAATTCCAGATATCAAGTCACCAATTCGTTGTCCAAATTCTAGAACTTCATCTTGATTCTCAAGTAGTTCTGTTCTGAATAACTGTATATTGTCGATGCCGCCTTGTTTTATTGCAGCCCAGATTGGCGAAAAAGCTTTTTCAAGTACCCTTGCTCCATCTATCAGTGGCCTCATCGCATCAACCATTCGCCTCCAGCCGTTAGTAAACCCTTCCCACCAACTACTAATTCGACCAAAAAATCCCTGCGTTCTTGGCAACCATTTTTCAATGACATTAACCATGAACGAACTCACCTTGTCAACACCAGAGACAAGTGAGTCCATGAATGTTCCAGTACCGAATGCCGATGTTGTTGCCATCAACTTTCTAATATCACGCGAGATGATATTGAATATTTTTTGCATTGCTACTTTTGCTGGCTCTAGGAACTGTTGTCCGAAGTCAGCGAATTGACCTTTAATTAAGTTGAAAAATGTTTTAACTTTACCAATAAGAGTATTGTTGACTGCGTCAAACTGTCCTGCAACACCACCAAATTCTGCAAGCTTCCCAGACAAAATCAATTGCTTGAGTTGGTCTTTGGTTTTTACGTTTGCCTTTTTTAGGGCATCTGCCATTTCTGGACCAACTGCTTTTGCCGCTGCAGTAACATCGGACAAACTCTTCTTTGAGTTTGACAGAGACTCAATTACAGCTGCTACTTTTTCTGCGGCTGCCGCAGGGTCCTGGCCTGCAGAACCAAAGTCCATGAGGTTTTTAAACAATCCAGTACTTGCATTAATTTGTGGAGTGCTCATTGTTTTTGACATTGCGGCATAGGACTTATTTAGCGCAGCAACGCCTAATCCAGCTAGGTCGGCATCCATTTGAAGGGCACGCATTCCGGCTCGAGCTTGATTCAACCCAGAACCAAGTTCTTTAGCACCCTTTCCGCGGTAAGCGTACATTGCTGCCTGTTGTTCGCGAATTGCTGCAGCCGCAGTAGCAATAGCAACAGTCGCAGCAGCAGCTCCGCCAGCCAGTATTTGCATTGCCCCCGAGTAGGCCTTGGCTAAGAATTTGCCAGCAACGAATAATGCATGAACCCCAAGCATTGCTGCTCCAAGAGCGGCCATTTCAAGGATAATCCCTTTTATGGCTACAGACACAAATTTCTTTAACACACCACCAAAAGCTTTGACGCTTTTATCTATGAAGTCAAAATGTCTTTTTAATTTGCTTGTGCTTTTCGTTAAGCTCTTATCCATCGTGTTTAGATAAGAGGTTACGTCACTGCGCCCAGATGAGAATTTTCCAGCTTCGCGCTTGAGACGTTTAACCGCCTGCGTCGTCTTTTCAATAGCTGTAGTCCTTGCGTCTACATCAATTTTTATGACGATTTTTTCGTCTGCCATACCTTTACTGCTCCATGTGAGTTTTTAAGTCACGTGAGTGTAAAAGCGGCCGAGCTATACAGGTTTATACCTGTTGAGTCTTCGACTTTCGCTCTTGCTCTTCGCGGTCGTTAGATATAACTTTAGCACAGGCAAGCCTAATCATCCAGTCAATGTCATCCGATTGAAGGATTTTTATGGGGTCTGTCCCGAACAGTTCTCCAAGTCGAGCAGCTGTTTTAATTTCTGCTGAATCGACTAGTTCGTCGAAGACCCCTTCGAGGGGTCCACGGCATCAACCGTATCCGAGTAGCCAGAGGCATCAAGAATTGCTAGTGCAGCAGCTTCAACGTGTGGGTCTACACCAAAGAATGCTCTAACACAATCTGGAAGTGGACGTGATGTTTCGGTCATTTCAAGAAGAAGCGGTGAAGCAAACGTGATTTCGTTACCGTTTTCATCAAACACTTCTTCGCCATCAATTTCAATGCCGACTGTTGTGTGTCCGATAACCATGCATGCAAACTTTGTTGCATCAAGACCATTTCGTGAATCTTCACCAGATGCTTTGCGCCAGTTGCGCATTTGGTTCTGAGTGATGTTCGGGCTAATGCGAACATGGACACCCGGGCGCTCTGGAACCTCAAGCAAAACAACCGTGCGTTCTACCTTCTTGGTGATAACTTCACGGAGTCGGTCTAATGCAGTATCGCTTTTTGGGGCGGCTTCTGCTTTAGCCTGCTTTGCTTTCGCTGGTGAAACTGGAACTTCTACTTCTGTGCTGTAAAGACTGTTGTCGCTCATGTGGCAAAAACTACCACACAGATAGTGAGGGCTAGTGCAACTACTTTTTGTCTAGTTTTAAATAAACTAGGCTGTTGGAGATTCAACGTCCTGGATTGCAAATGTCAAAGCAAAAGTTGCTGGAGCACCCGATGATGAGTCACCATCTGGCTCTGTAATCCCAACAAGGAGGGCCTTGTAGTATACGCGGTCGGTTCCAGGAACTGCAAGGTCGCAGTCGTAAACCTGCACTGTCACGTCGTACTCTGCGCGACCAACAAGTGGGCGGAGACGGGCAATCTTTTCTGCAATTCCAGTTCCGAGCTCTGAAGCTACTCTGTCTGAGTCGTAGTGAGCCGTCAGCGTGATGTCACCAATTTCTGATGGAGCACAAAGAACTGTCGGGCGAAGCTTTCCGCCTTCGTAAATCTTCTCAACGGAGGCAGTGATTTCACCACCAGACACCTGAGCGAACTTAAAGTTTGTCCACTTAGGGTGTGTCTGGTTAATTGGCACAATACTTCCAAGTACTTGCCTTTGCGAAACTTTGGTATTTGGCATGCTTTATTCCTCCGTTAGACGACTGACGCCGTAAGGTTTGACTTGATAATGTCGACTTCGATTTTGTCACCGACGCTGCTCACGCGAAGACCAACTTTTGCCTTCACAGTGCCACCGGCAAGCTGTGAAACTGGGTTGAGCTTTGCATCGCATCGGACAGTGAAACCTGAGTCAATCTTTCTTCCGTTTGCATCAAAGGCCTCAAACAAGGCTCCAATGTCGCGAAGCGGGGAAAGAATTGCAATGAGGCGTGACTCGATTGCGCTGAAGATTGTGTTTCTTCCATCAATCGTGCTGAACACGAGGTCTTCAAGACTTCTGCCAGCTTCAATAACAACATGGTTCACGGTGTCTTGAGCTGTGATGTATCTGAAGTTCTCATCATCAGACGAGAGTGAGCGTGCACCGTAGATTCTTACGGAGTTCTGAATTACTCTGATTGCGTTGACGCTAGCATCATCGAGTGAATCTCCGTTTGTCTTGTCGATATCTGCTTTTACACCAACAACGAAGCGTGATGCTGAGAGCAAGCCAGCAGCTGGAACATGCGAACCAGTTTGGTTGTGTGCAGTTGCTCTTTTTGCTGCAACATAGCCAACTGGTGGGATGAATCTGTTTACACCATTTATTGTTGTTGGAACTTCAATCCATGGGTAGTACAGAGCTGCGTGCTCCGCGTTATCTCCGCCCTGAAGCGCAAGCGCGGTTGCTTTTACCTCTGCAATGCTAGCTGTTTCAATATCATGCAAGATTGCAATTCTACTGTTCGTATTTGCGTGAGCAATAAGCGCATCGTGCATTGTCGAGTTTGAGATTTCAGGACAAGTAACAGCTCCAGAACCAAGTGCTCCGTTGAACAGGTCGAGTGAGTCAACATAATCACCGACAACTACTGTTGCACCAGCTACGCCGTTGTTGAAGTTGATAGGCGCGTCGGTTGATACTGCAGGATTCTGTTCTGGGAGCGTTGTTGCTCCATCTGCAGCGGTTGCAGTTATGTATTGCGTTGCAATCGCGCTTAAATTGATTCGTCCTGCAGCTTGTGCAACAGATGTCACCGTTCCTGTTGAGTAGACAGGGACAGTTGTGCTTCCGTAGTACAGCTCAACTTTAAAAGATGTTCCGGCAACGACATCAATCACCTTGTAGTGAAGGTCTGAAGCCCATGTTCCAGGACCATTGGCTTCAAGTGTGAGAACAGTCTCAGCACTGCTGTCTTCCAAGAATGCAAAACCAGAAGTAGCCGATGCGCCTACCGTGCGAGCAACATAGCACTGAGTGCCACCTTCTTCAAAAAATGTTTCAACTGTTGGGTGCAAGTAAGAGCTTGAAAGGTAACCGCCGAACTTCGCTTCGAAGTCCGCAATGCTCTCGATGAGAACTGCTTCATCGGCTGGTCCACGCTCTGCTTTGCCAACAACAAAAAGCTGCGATGACTCGCGAACCGTTGTTGCTGATGGACCTGTTCTTACTGCTGTTGAAATGACTACACCGGGCATTGGACACTCCTGTTGCTCGTTTTAGGATTGGAATCCCGCTTATTAGTTTCAATTGTACAGATGCAAAACGTTTTTCTAATGCAACTGTTAAAAAGATTTGATGTAAACGGTTTTATGTTTTAAACCTTTTTTATTGTACTTCAGATGGGCTCAAATGTTGGTAGCTCTTTGATGTCGTTAGTGTCTGGGTCTATCTGGACACCGGTCTGAGTGACTTCAAGGTCAAATTCCTGAACCGTACCGATTGGCTCTCTTGTGACTATCTCGTCTATTTGTAGAGTGTAAGAAATGTAAGAACCTGCAAGGAATCTGTCGCCTTTCAGCAAGGTTAAGTCAGAGAACTCTTCACGAAGGGTTGACTCGTCAATCATTGCACGAAAAGAGTTTCTGTCGTCGTACGCCTTTAGGCATGGGTAGTCAAGAAGTGCTGCTCTAAGAACCGTGGTCAACCGGTCTCTCATTGTCGTTACAGCCTCTGCGCCATCTGCCCTGGCCCATACATAGGTGCGCATTGAGTAGTCAACTCGGTAAAGGGGGTCTGGTCCGTCGTATCCAATTCTTTCAAATTTACTTGTGGATATTGCCGCGGTAATTATTGTGGGCCATGTATCCATTGCGATTGGTTCATGGATAAAAAAATCCACCGGGGTTGGAAGGGTGATGTCGTCAACATTCCAGCCGTTTCTGTAGCTAATTATTCTGATAGGTATATCTAATTTAAGATATTCATTGACATACGACTTTGCGTATTGCGGTCCGTGCATCAAGCTCATGAGATTCCATCCTCGCCAAGAGTGATGTATTTAACCATGTTGATTCCGAGTTCTCGTGGGAACTCTCTTGGGGTGAATACTATTTTTCGTGCAGGCATTTTCGTGGTTCCGTATTGATGGAACTTTGCGTACTCTACATTTGTCCCAAATGTCGCCGTATCTTTTTCTATAACGTTAACTGCTGAGTCGTTCATGTTGATAAGGCTTCTAAAAAGGTTTCCAGTTTGGACCATCGTTCCGCGTCCGGGAAAGCGTGCCGACTTCCAGGTTCCGTAGTCTTTATCAAGAGGCGCCCATGGCTTGCCGCTTGGAAGACCGTTCGCCATGAAGTTTGCTGCGTTGGCTAGTTCGAGCTGACCCTTGGCCCATCTGAAAACAGGTCGCATATCACCTGCTCTGTCTTTCATATTTTCTAGAAGTTCAAGAACGTCGTCGGCCTCGACCTCGACCTCAATCTTTATCCTGCCAGTTTTTCTAGCCATTACGCAACTCTAACTCTTCTGTACTTTCTGACAGAGGCAAGCTCGCGGTCGCTGAATCCTGTTTCTAGTGGGGCGACGTTTCTTGTGTTGAGGTCCTTGACGCCGACCACGTCGTCATGCATGTTTTGCATTTCACGAGTTGCCGCACGGAGAATCATCAGCTTGAACATCTTTATGTTTTCACCATCTAATCCAGCCGTGTAATTGACCGTGACTATATCGTTTGAGAATCCGAAGAAGTAGTCGATTCCATATCGCCTGACCACGTAGTCACTCTCTTCGACGAGCACGCGTTCCTGGCCGAACTGTGGTTTGACCCTTACCTCAATCACAGAGACGATGGGGGAGTTGCGCATGTATATGGTTTGTGGTGGCTCTGTATAAATTGTGTTTTCTACAGGGCTGGTCGTACTGAACGAATCGCCAACTGGTCTGTTCACGGAGAGAAAGGTTCCCATTGGGACGCCGAGGTGACCTGAGTCAAGAACGTATTCTTCGGTGAACTCTGTTGGCTCGACAGGTCTCCTCAGGTAGGCTTCTAGCTCGCTCTGAAGACCTTCGAGAACCATCTCTGCAGCATCTTGCTGACGCAAGGACAGAGAGATATCCATGTATGTGACTAAGTCCTGAACTGATACGAGCATGGCTTACCTCTGAGGTTGCAACTTTTCAGTCCAATTGTAGCACTTTAAAGAAAAGCACTAATTATTTACAGCTTAATAATTAAGTTCTAACGACTTTTCTTGGCTGCTTTTTTAACTGGTCGTGCTGCCTTCTTGGTCGCCTTCTTAGCTGTCTTCTTGGCAGCCCTCTTCTTGGCAGCTTTCTTTCTAGAAGCAGCCTTCTTTGCGGCCTTCTTCTTCTCTTCAGCGGCCTTCAGTTCTGCCGTTCTTTTTCTTGCTCTTGCAGCAATTCTTCCAGACTCATTGAAAAGCGCATTGGCCTTTCGGGTGGATGGAGCGCCTTTCTTTCCTGTCCTATAAGCATTCAACTGTCTGGCTATTTGTCTCTGTCTGGCTAAATCTTTTTTAGTTGCTCCAGCGCCCTTCAATGCTTCCGCGAGCTTCTTAAGCTCTGCTTGTCCACGACGTGAAATCTGTCCTCTTTTTCTGATTTCTTTTTGTCTACGGTCAACATTGAGTGCAACTTCGGCAAGTGTCGGACCTTGAATTGGCTGTGGCATATTAATTATTCCTCATTTTTGGACGGATTAATAAAGTAATTATATCACCGTCACCTATCTGGATTCGGTGGTCTTTCTACAACTGGCTCGCTGTCCACTGTTCCTGCAGGAGCCTCGATTGGGACCCAGGCACGGGAGTATGTGTGTTCAGCTATGTTTCTCGTCTTTATGATTGACGCCTCTAACATTACCTCAAGCTCGTCAGTCTTCATGCACAAAAGCGCATCAAAATCATGGCGGTTGTATTTTCCAGACTGCTTAAGTTTTCGTACTATGTTTGAAATCTTCTTTGATACCAGATTTCCGCGACCCCTATTCAGACGTAAGTGCATCATCATCGCTGTGAGACCGTCGCAGTCATGTTCAATAACTGGAATCATGTCTCCGTGTGCATCAATAATCCTGGAAACGTTTAGGGCTAGTCTTAGCCTTTCGCTGCCATCAATGACTTCTTTGGTTGAAGCGCGAATATGGATTGGTTCGATAAACCCAAACTCCATTAAGGACGCAGAAAGCACGAGAAGGTCAGGACGAAGTATGTGCGTTGCTTTCCATTCTGGGATTTTCAAATCACTTGCCTTAACGTAATTAATATTCAAATGTTTCACTTTGTTCCTCTGTCATCTCAATTGTTCTTACGGCGTGTGCTTTCGTCTTGGGCCCAACAGGTGTTGGAGAGTTTGAGTCAAACTGGTTCAGAAGAAGCGTTCTAATCAGATAATTAAGTGGGTACCCACCTGGGTCTATTGCATGCTTCTGTCTGAATTTTGCAACAAATGTTCTGGCAGAACGCGCTGCGTCATCTCCAATAATGAAATCGTTGATGAAATTAGAGGCGCCAGCAAAACCGTCCTTAGCATAATTGGAAATTAACTTTTCAACATCAAAGTCTTTCCATATTCTTCTTTGAGCGTCAATGTGGGGAAAGCACTCAACAAGCTTGTCGTAGAACTCCGGCTCGGTGGCAACAACATCTCCGATTCTTCTGATGGCAATGGAGTGGAGTGGAATACCGACCCTCGTGTTACTGCCAGTTAAAGCAGCAAGGTCGTAGTATTCACAGTAATCAGAGCCATGCTCTTCAACTATGAACTTGAAAACATCGTCCGTATTCCAGTCGTAAATAACCTTTGCAAACTTGAGAGGTATTCCTCTTTTCAACTTGTACGGAGTAACGATGTAATTCTCATGAAGTTTCTGAACAATTGAGCGATAACGAACCATTGACTCACTTGCGCGAACACCAGTGATGAAGGCAACGTTTCCCACTTTTCCCTGCATTGTGTAGTAGTCAGTTTGCTCTGGGAGAGACATTGACGGATTGAGGCCAAGCGTTTGAGCATTGATTGCCCATGGCGGCATGTCCCTGACCCATCTTCCCTCGCTTCCGCGAAGAGCGCCCCACAAGAGGATTCGTTCGCGCTTCCCAAGAACCCACACTTCAGCAATGAATGGAAGGCAATACCACTCCATATCTACCCAGTCGTAGTTTCTTACTCTTTCAACATATTCAATTGTCTTTGGGCTAACCATCTCTTCATCTCTGAAGATGACTTTTACTGGTCCGAGCCCGCGCTCCTCGTGAACTTCCTTTGCCAACAGCAAGGCAGCCGTTGAGTCTTTGCCCCCAGAGAATTGCACGCACACAGTGTCGAACTGGTCGTATACATGTCTGATTCTTTGGCGCGCAGCTTCCACGCACGAAATGTTCAAGAACATTCTTTGTCTGGTCATGGCATGTGTGGGTCTATGAAGTTAATCAATTTTTCTGCCGTGGTGTCACCGTCAACAGCCGGGTCGGAGCGCAGCCACTTGATGAATTTGTACCACAGAGCCTGCTGGTCTGCATTATCAAAAACAATTGTGTATTGAACTGCTGCCTGTGGAGCTGAGCCAGGTACTGCAATTGTGGAGCCACGAGTAGCAATATCAGAATGGTCTAGGTTTGAATTTGCAACGATTCTGTTTTCTCCAGAATCATCTTTTTGCACCATTCCCTTTATTGAGTCAACAGCGTCATCATAAACCTTTTGCTCTGCCATTTGTTCTCTTGTTTGGGGAATCTCTTCTTCAGCGTTATCCATTCTTGCTTGCTCAATTATCATGTCGCTTTCCATTGAAGCAAGCTCAAATTCGTCCCAACCCAACCCGTCAAGAAGGTCTGGGTAGTACTCGCTAATTTCGAGGAGCATGTCTGTCAGTAGCTCTGGTTCTGTGTAACCAAGTTCCATTGTTCTGTTATCGGCAAGAGCGAAAGCAATTGCTTTCTTATCGTCTGCGTCCAGAAAAATAACTGCAATCTGCTCCCATCCGAGATTGATTGCCGCTTCAAGTTGATGATTACCTGCGATAACAGTCGCGGTTCCATCTTCATTTTTTTTAGCGACGATTGGCTTTACCTGACCAAACTCTGAGTATGAAGCCATGATTGCTTCAACATTTCCAATTCGCGGATTACCCTCAAGGTAGTCAAGACTATCGATGTCGACAGCAAGCGATTTTAAAGACGGATGTATTCCGCTCATACCTGTACTCTCACGTTTGCATTAAGCGTTCTCATTGCATCTATTGATGTTCGCAAAGACAATAATGCTTCTCTTTTGGTTTTGACAAGAGCCTCTGCAATCTTGTATTCGTAGTTAACGTCATCAAGCTTGTAGTCTGCCCAAGCCTCGCGTTCTTTGATTGAGCCGGAACGAGCAAGATATTCCTTTGCCCAGTTGGACTTATATCTCGCTTCTTTCTTGGCAGCTTCAACAGCGAGGACCTCAAATGCTTCAGTCTCTTTTTCCAACTCCCCAACGAGCCTGAGCATCTCTTGTTCAATTTCAACCTGACTAATAGGTGCGCTTCTCATGTATTGCCTTTCACTTGTAGTGGGCTCCAATCTACTTTGTCTAGGGCTGACATGTTCGTTGCTGGCCAAGAAAACCTAGGTTTTTCCATAAAAGCAAGAGCCATCTCTTCAAGAATCCAAGCGTCGCATTTGTCGTCGGCACCAGGGTTCCCCCATACGATTCCGGTCTTGGCGGAAACAGCAGAAATTACTTCATTCTTCGAAGCGTTACCCTTTCCAGTGGCGAACTTAGCCCTACATGTTGGCGGTATTTCTACAAACGGAACGCCTAGCTCAAATAAGCAAAGCCTGACTACTCCACCAAGTTCCCCAATAGAGAAAGCCTGCCCGCTGCGAGATGCGAATGAATAGCCCTCGACAACAACAACATCAATATCATTTTCTAAAACTATTTTTTTAATTGTTTCAGAAATTGTCTTTAGTCTTTGGACGCCCTTTTCATTAGTCGAGACGACGCCCGTTTCGCCGTTATGAGAATATCCAGTGGATGTTAAAGAAAGGTCAAGCCCAAGTAGATTGATATTCACAGGCAGATACTAATCCATAAAAGCAAAAACCCGCCGAACACCTAGCCGGTTCAGCGGGTTTGTCGAGTGACACAGGTGGCGTGCAGTCGAGTCTTCGATTTGCCGTAGCTTTCGCTACTAGACCTTTTGACCACCTGCCCTTCTTCCACTCGGAGTAGATATTGGCTAGATGGAAAAAGAGTAACACTATTTATTAAAGCTAAATAGTAAAGCATTTATTATTAAAAATTAAGTAGATGATGCCGAACATGCAAAAGCCGAGTGAGTCTCCCCACCCGACTTTCGCACCTATAACGGTCCTAAGGAATTCCAGTTTATACTGAGTTTAAATACTGAAAGTGTCAAATAAAAAGACATAATAAATTATTTTTCCCAACTTCTTTTTGCGAGCCCTAAATCAAAAGCGAGTTGTGGATAGTTTCCAATTCTTGTATGACATGGTCTGCAAACTGCAAGAACATTATCTTCATCAAGTATTGAGCCACCCTGTGAGCGACGAATTATTTCGTGAACGTCTGTGCTGTTCTTTTGAATGAAAGTCACCTTTTCATCATGTTGTGCAAAAATTTTGCAAGCCTGACAAAATGGTCGTTCGCTGAGAATCTTTTCCACAAATGGGCGTCGTAGTTCATATAGTTCAGATTGCTTTTTGCTTCTCTTCTTTATTGAGCCAGTTCGCTTTGGGGGAGCACCTCTTTTTGGCGGCTTCCCTCTTTTGATTGGCTTTCTAGGCTTCACTTGAGTTAGAGATTCTCGACATCAATTTGGTCAAACTCCCACTTACTTTCAAGAGTCGCCCAGAGAGCCCTGTCGATTGATGTTTCTTCAAGGTCGTAGTCTCTTAGCATTGCACGATGCGTAGCAATTGCCCTCTTGTAAAAATCGACCTGCTCCCATCCGTCTGAAGATATCTCATCACCAGTCTCAATCATTGATGCAACTTCGTCAAGGCGCTTGTCAACGTGGAACTTGAATCTGCTGACTTTCTTGAGCTTTGAATCGTATGCGGCCTTTGCTTCAATTGCAAGTCTTCTGCCGTCCCTGCCGAGCGCCGTGTATCTAGCCTCATCTGCTTGAGCGTCATACTCGATTTCATCAATCTGTTCTTTTAGATTTTCGGAAAGAAATAAAAGCGCGTCTCTCCATCTGCTCCAGTTTTCTTTTTCCATCAATTGTTTTTTGTGAAGCGGAGAAAGCTTGTTCTTAACTTCCTCTGCAACCATTCTTGCAAATGCATCATCATTAAGCATCATTGTTATCTCCACGCCGGACATATGCGTTTGTAGCTGCAGAAATTACAGAGAAATGAAGTCTTTGCCTCAAACTCGCCAGTCCTGCAT